TAAAGTGTCGTCCCTGTCAAAATCATCCATAAGCCCATCAAGCACACCGCACAAAATATCAATTGCCTTACTGCGCCCCACCTTTTCAATCTCCTGATGAATCACAATGCGAAAAAAATATTTGCGGAAATTCTGCGTGTTTGTTTCATAGTCGCTCTGCACCTCGCTCGGCTCAAATGTCGCTGAAGGATATCCGCTGAATCCAGTTTTGTGATAATCAAACACATCAACCAACGGTTGCCCCTCGCCTTTCCGTTCATTCAGCTTCTCTTTGATTTTTGATCTGATATCTGCCAGTCCCATATTATTTGATCAATTCTTTTATTGTTTTATCCAATGCCTTCCGAAATTCATCATCTGCAATAACTCGTCCGGCAGACACGGCGCTATCAAAAAATGGATTCGCTTTTGTGCCTCTTCTGACAATTGCCCTAGCCACTAAAAACGGCGGAATTCCTTTTCTGTTTGCCCATTTTTCAATCGGCTTAATCGGTGGCCAGTGTGGCTTCGTTCCTTTTGCCACAAAAATCGCATAATCCGTGGTATTTACAAGCTCGCCCCTGAGCATCTGCACTGACAAGCGCCAATTTGACCTGAGCCTGCCAGTGTCCACTGGGGCGCCCATAATCGCATATCGCTGAACCGCAATCAGTGTTTTTGCTATGGCATCATTGAAATTCATCGCACTTTGCATTGGATAATCCATGATTAGTTTGCGAATCTTTTCCAAATTGTTGATTTGAATTTCCCACATTATGCTTTGCTTTTTACCAGTAATAATTCTTTGAATAAAAAAGAGCCTGTATTTTCCTGCTTTACACCCCTGACTTCAAATTCATCCGAACCGATCAATACTTTATCCGTCACCGCAACATCCTGATTCAAATCAATGGTTAATTTAAAGCCTTCTCCATATTGAATGTTATTCAAACTGGCCGTGCGATCATCAAGCTGCCTCAAATGTCCCGAACCGCCAACACTCGTCGCAATATAATCTGATTTGTTTCCGTCCTGCGATAATCTCTTCGTTGTATATTTCAATGTTTGAAAACTTTTCATATAGCAAAATGCGAATAGTTATCTAAAATAATCTTCTGTTCTTTTGTCAGCTCATTTGTCCAATCAATGCCTGCACCGCCCAAATTTTCCGCTGACTTTCCTTGAGCCTTTCTTTTATCGAAAACCTTGGCGACCAATTCCCTTGCAACCAACTCAATATCTGCTGGCGCTTCGTCATATCCTCCGTTATATGTAACTTTTATGTTCTGCCTTAGTCCGACTGGAAATTTCCCGTAAAGATGGATTATTCCGCTGTCCCGATAAACCACATACCTGCTCGATTCCAGCTCAATCCAAAGCGGATCATCCTGCGAACTAGAATTGTATTCTACCTTCAGCAATGTCCTGACTGGATAATTTCTAAGCATCAATTCCTGATCATCATCGCTGTCAAAATACTCCTCGTAATATCTCTGCTCAGAATCAGGCTCGGTCGGAGATGGAATCGTGAGAATGTCCCTGTCACAATATGTAACAATGAACTGACTGACCCACGCACACAAACCATCAAGCAGATCATCATAAGAATCACCTTCAATCCCTAAATAACTTTTTACTTTTGATTTTTCTGTCAGCATAAATAAATTTTTTATTTCTGCCCGATAGCAATGCAACTCACTATTGGGCAGTTTAAAACACCTATTTGTTTTCTTTTTCTTTTTTGACCTTTTCTTCTGCAATTAGCTCAAGATATTCATCGCCGATCGCTTTGACTTCATCCTTAGTCAAATCGTATTCTTCGCCAGCAGAAAAATCCTTATAGCCAACCGAGATGTTTGCTTTAACTTTATATTTCGGCATAACTTTTCAATTAATTGATTAATCCTGTTGATGATTAGGCGGCTGCAGTTTTGAGGCATGCGAACGCTTGCCCCAGCGCAACTTTGAATCCGATTCGCTCGGTAATTCTCACAGCAGACATGTTGCTTTCAAACAGATTGGTAGTTCCAATGGTTGCCTCTTCTGAAACAGCCATTGTCATCTGCTTTCTGTCTCCCAAATATGCAAACTGCAGATTTCCAAACAGAATAAACTTCTTGCCAGCGCCCGAAACACTGTCCATTTTTTCAGGCAGATACACTGGATATCCCCATATATAACCAACAATTCCCACGCCTTTTGAAGCATCGCCAGTAATGATCGGATTTGAAAAAGTCGAAATGTGCTGTCCATTTTCAGTCAGCTTCTGCACAATATTCCAAACACCACGATGCATATAAAACCCAGCACCGCTAAGCGCCAACGGTTTGACTTTTGAAATCACATCTCTCAAATAATCAACTGTGATATCAGTAAAATCAGTTTTTCCTGATTCCATAGTCACGATATTGATATCTGAATCATTAAGCACTCCTTCAAAAGGTGATCCGTCTCCAATAAGCCCCTGCGCATCTTCTTCACCTGCAATTGCTTCAGCAAACAACTCCGCAAGCATGCTCACGGTGTCAACATCAGCATCCTCCAACAGTTCATTTGAAATCGGGGTGAGTCCTACAAGAGTTTTGGCAAGCAATTGAACCTGCCCTAATACTGGCGCACTCACTGTTCCAGCATTAGTTTCTCCAGGCCAGTAAACCGAAACTGAAGTAGTTATTTTTGGAAGGTTAAGCGTGTCCCTTTTCATCGGAATAACACGGCATTGATTGCGCACGATTCCGAAAGACTCAGCAAGCCTAATAACTTCAGCTCGGAATTCTTCAGGCACCAAATATCCACCTTGACTGTCCGTACCCTCAGTCATCGCTTTGCCACTGATCGCTCGAGCTGTTTCTTTATCACGATTGAAAACCGCTTTGACAAAGCGAGCAATTTTTTCTTTGCCCTCAAGACCCTCGACTTCTTTGGCAAAACCGAAAATCTTTTTTTCAATTTTGTTGTAGCCTTTCTCTTCAAATTTTTTCTCAATTGCCTCACCTGTCTTTTCCAAGATGGTGGGCATTGTTTTTTCAAGTGCTTGAGCAAACACCTCGCCCACTTGTTCTAAATCTTTTTGTTCTAACATAAATTTTATTTAATAGTTTTTAATTTCTGATTGACTTGGTTCACAATCGTATCAATCAACTGCGTTTTTTTCTGAACATCATCCAAGACCTCAGTTATTTTCGCAGATTTTATATCGTCAACTTGGTCATCTTTGACGACTAATCCTTGAAGATCGACCAACTTCTCAGTTAGATTTTCCTGTATACTCTTAATCTCATTCGCCATCAATTTGAATCTCTCCCTCATCGCCTCTTTCAATTTGTCCTGACTTTCTTTGATCGCTAGCATGTGTTTTTCAATAGCCTCCTCTTCTGTTTTCTCTGAAATAAATTCTTCTAGCGGTTCACTTAATTTGATTCCTGATTTTTGCATAGACTTCAAAACAAACGCATATTCTTTTTCTAGTCCTCGCTCTTTTACCAAATTCAGAACTGAAAGCGCCTCGGGATTTGCAGGAACTGGCACAAATGAAAGCTCCAATAATTCGCTTTTTGTGATCTGATTTCCGTTGTATTCTTTGGGAATAAAGCCAATCGAAACAGCCTTCAAAATGCCCTCCTCGTACAGCCTTCTGACCTGCTGTGCCAATGGATTAGCCTCGGCGCTCGCAAACACGCCCCTGACCACAGTTTTGCCAACTTGGCGCACGATTTCCGTAGCCTTACCTATTGGCAAAGACCAGTAATCATGGCCAAATAGGATGACTGGATTGTTCATGTAATTCTTGATATCAATGCCCTCCTGAAGCACAATCTCGCCTTGCCGATCGACACTTTCGCTTGAGGCAATAACCTCAAATGTGCCGAAGTCTCCTGCGTCTTTGATATTGGCCAAAAACTCCTTTCTTTCTTCAAGAGCTTTCATGACTTCGCTTTTTATTTTTTCGCTGAATTTTTTTAGCATAGTTTTGAAAAAATTATTTTATTTATTTTAAAATCGGAAGCAATACGCACCTGCAATTTGCATGAAGCGGTGGCTCTCCGATATCCCTGAAATCAATCGCCATCCCCATGAATTCATCCCCCTCATAAAAATATGCTTCGTTTAATTCTGTCGTTTGACCATCCATTTCACTGCATGCCTCGCATGTCCTTTCATCCTGCGCTGTGTACCATTCCTTGCCCGAAACGACACCCGATTGATTCCAAGCATTCACCATTCCTGCGTTGCTTGTTCTGATCGTTTCAGTTCTTGCAATTCGTTCAGCCCTGACATCATCTGCAAAATTAAAATATTCATTTACCTTTTCAGTTATTGCGTTCATGCCCAATCCTGCATCGCCTGCTTCGTTTATAATTTTGCTCAATTCTTCATCGCTAGTTTTTGCAATGCTTTCAGCCAGTTTCAAATCGTATTCATCCAAGTTGTTGCTGATATCAGAAGTAAGATCAAAATTATTTTCCAGCCCAAGTCTTAGCAATGCGAGCTTTCCTGATTTTTCCAAAAGCTCTCTTTGCATTGGAGTAAGCAAATCAACTATCATGCCAACTTCCTTGTCCGCTTCAATAATTCCCTTTTTCTGAAATGACTTCTTGCCTATTTTTTTCAATGTCCGCTCTCGCAGTCCGTGAAAATATTTGCGGAATTCATTTTTATATTTTTCTTCAAAGGGTGACTGAATTTTTATCATCGCCTCCCATGCTTTTTCTCCTCCTATAATCCGTGCATCCTGATTTTGAAGTTTTTTTTTAACATTCAGCTGTTGCGGTATCGGACTGACTGAAGCCCTCATCTCATCTCCACCATCCAATTCAGGCAACCCCTCCTCCCTTCGGATATCATTTGTCGTGAGCCACTTGTTCCAGCCTTGCGCATATTCGCTGACAATTTCAGCCCTATCATCAGGAACTGGATTGTCGAATTCCAAATAAAATTCAGACCCATATTCCGAAGCCAATGATGCATTAAGCGCATCCTGAATTTTCTTGAGCCGAGGCTTGATCGTGAATCTTGTAAAAGCCCAAAGCGCCATTTTTGCATTAGCAAGATTCACATCCTCACTCATCATCAGACCCTTCGGAATTCCAAACATCAGAAAAATGTCGTCACGATCGAGTTTTCGCTGATCAATGAAAGCCAACTCGCGCTGATTGAATTGCGTCTTGTTGTATTTCAAACCGCCATGTAATATCGGCGTTTTGTTGGCGTTTTCAATTCCCTCCTGCTGTTTTTTCCAGTTTGATTCAATCCTGCGCTTTTGCTGTTCGTTCAGTTTGCCGTCAAACTCAAGCACGCCTCCGACAAAAGCCCCGTTTTCAAAAAACTTTTTATTCCACTCCCTTATCGTTTCATCCTCATCAATAAAACTGATGCTCGCCTGCACTGTCCCAATTCCCTTAAACGGCCTGACTCTGTCAAAATATTTCGGATTATAATTTCTGATATGAATAATCTCCTCGGGTGCAAGATCGACATTGATCTCGCCATTGAAATAAATGTATTTCTCGATCAGCTTCTCCTTACCATCACTCGGCGCAATCTTCACCCAATCAGCCCTGAGTGGCCACAATTCCTTTGTTTTGTTTCCAACCTTTGCTTTGAAAATATAAGCATTGCCGTCAATATCCAGCGAAGCCGAAATATGCTCGAAGATATCAGCTCTCGTCATTTCAGGATTCGGATTATTAAATAACTTCAACAACTCATGATTGACTTGTTCCTTGTCATTATCACCGCTGACTTGCTTATAGAGCCTGAGATTCGCTGATCCGACTTCTTGCGCAATAAGATTAATGCACCTATAAACCCAGCTATGATATTTATCGGCAAAATCATTATTTCTGCCCAAAACCTTACCAAAAAAGAAATTTCTTATTGCTGAAATTCCGGGAGTAAATTCTTTTTTTCGGAAAAGTTTTTCAAACATAATAAAAAAAGCCCAAATGGCATTTAATCTCGTAAGACTAAATATCATTTGGGCTCGTAAGCCACAGCCAACACCTCGTAAGATGCTAAGCCGTTATCATTTTTAATTTTGCACTTTTATCGTATTCGCTTTTTTTCATTTTGTCAATACCTGCAGATTTTGAATCATCAAATTTTTCATCAAGCCCTTTGAATTTCAAATCATAAACACACAAAACAGATTTGCAATTAAAGCACTTAATTGTGAAATCATCGAAAGCTCCCATGTTTCTGATTTCCATTATTTTTGATCCGCATTTCGGACAATGAGCAAGATATTTCATATTTTTTATAATCAAATAAAATCAACTCCGGGTTCAATAAATTCATTGAAAGTAAGCGAGCCTGCATCTGCAATATCAGGACTTTTGACACCACGCTTAAACATTTCGTCTTTTGGCTCAAGCTGTGTCCTTCCGCTTGAATTTCTTTTATATTTAACTTCCAAAAGCTGTCGCCAATCATGATTCCTCAATATTTTTCCGCCCTTATTGATCCAACGCTTAAGCTCAAAATAATTCTCGGCTTTTACATTCGCAAAAATCTCGCTGTTGTTTGCACTTGAACCCTCACGAATTCCCATAACATTATAGCCAAGCTCTTCAGCCCTATCAGTCACACCTCCTCCGACTCCAACATCATCAATAAATATTTCATCGCCCCTGATCCTGCCTAATTCATCAACCTGCGTCATCAGATTCGCACTTTGATTTTTCGATTCCAGCCACATGACATTATCGTGCCTGACCACAAAAGCCGAATAATTACTGCCACGCCCCACATCAACGCCTAGCCTTCTGCGACCTTTCAGATCATCGGGAAGATCGTCAATAAAAGCCTCCTCAAGTTCCTGCTCGCTTATCAAAAAGCGATAACCCCTGTCGTCAATCTCATCGCGATTCGGGAACTTGCAACCATAAAGAATATCAAACATTGGATTCTCTTTTGCTTCCTCGATAAATTCTTCAGTATATCTTCCCTCACTCAATGCCTGATGATAATCAATAAAAATCTTTTTGTATCTGTCCTTATGCCAAGTCTTGTGAAAATGATTCAGATAAAACGGATTACCGATTTTGCAATAAAAAGCATTTTCACCTTTTCCAGCAATCATGCGAAATGTCGTGGCTTCAATCTGATCAGGAATAAGACTCGCCTCATCAAGAATCACAATCCGAGAACCTGCACCCATGGCGCTCTCAATTCCCTTCCTTGAATTTCCAGCCTGAACCGAAACCACAAAAATACCTCCTCCTCTTTTCAAAACGATGCGCTCTTTGTTTTCTTCTTGCCTCAATCTTTCCAATTTTGTTTTTGCTTCCAGCTGAGAATAAAACAAAACATTGTCGCCAATATGCTCAAGATAGTAGCGCATGATTATTTTGGCCATCTCATTTTTTGGCGCAAGAATCGCAATCTTTTCATCTTGAAAACAACTGACAATAATGCACGCCAAAGCGACTATCAAACTTTTGCCGTATTGCGTACAAGTCAGAATCTGCAAACGATTATGCGGACGAAAAACAATACTATAAAAAATCATCAGTTGCCCTTCGCTTACAGCCTGATCGCCAGACTTGCCGTCAATCTTAAATAGACTCAATAGTTTCAAGCATATTTCTCTTTTTTCTTTTGGTATTTGTTGATCCAACATTGCCTATAAAATATATTTTCATTTCGTTATGGAATGCTTCAATGTGGTTTTTGAATATATCCGGGAGTTCAGCGCTTGCGCCAAACTCATCCTTTTTCTTTCGCTCAAGATACCTGAAGGCGATGTCGGGATTGCTAAGATTTTTGACAACTGTCTCCCTCGCTTTCAAAATCGGTTTTTCCTTCAATTTGTTGCGTAATTCCTCAACATCAGGATACGCATCCAAATAGCGACTGAGCGAAAATTTGCTTATATCAGCGTAATAACACGCCTCAGCATCAGATCCACCCAGCCCCCAAACGACTTTCAATTTCGCAACAACATCACTTTCTGTTTTTCCATCAAACCATTTTCTGCCAGCTTTATTTTTGTTCAATTTTTTCTGCTTTTTTGCCTGTGTAGTCTTCATAGCGTTTTATTATCACATCAACATATTTAGGATCCAATTCAATAAGTCTTGCCTTTCTGGCCATCTGTTCGCATGCCATCAGCGTACTGCCGCTACCGCCAAAAGCATCCAAGACAATGTCGCCATTGAATGTGCTTCTGCGAAGTGCTATCTCGCAAAGCCTAAGTGGCTTTTGAGTGGGATGCACATATTCTGTCGTGTTATCCCGATTCACATACCAAACATCGACCATCTCAGCCAGCTCATCTTTTTTGATGTCCCAAATATCCTGAATGTTTGAAAATTCTTTATTCTTCTGATATTTATTGTCCTTGATTCCAATCATGCATGGTTCATATGCCCGATGAAACATACACCCCATAGAAAAAACAAATCTGTCTTTAACCCAAATAACATCCTGCAAATATTTGAATCCGCCAGCAATTAATCCCTTCTTGAAAAACTCGTGATTTTTCGAGGCATACCACATATACATTGATGCTTTTTCATCTGAAAACAAAAAACAATTTGCAGTCATGACACTTATAAATTCCATGAAATCAGAATCGCTTTTATTGTCATTGAAAATCTTGTTCCCATCTCCGTATTTACCGCCAGCGTATGAATTGCCAGCTGATGATTGATAATCGACATTATATGGCGGATCGGTAAAAATCAATTGCGCCTTTTCATCTCGCATCAATTTTTCATAAACACTCAAATCAGTTGAATCACCGCAAATAATCCTGTGGTTTCCGAGCTGATAGACATCGCCGAGTTTTGTCCTTGGTTCAATAATTTTTTCATACTCTTCCTCGGCATTGAAATCATCTTCTTCAACTTCCAAATAGCTCATATCAAAACCAGTAAGCTGTACCATTTCTTCGCTTAATCCCTTGAGTTCATCAAACACTAAATCCATATCCCAATCAGACTCATTGAGTTTATTGTCAGCCAACCTGTATGCTTTGACCTGATCCTCTGTCAGATTTTCTTTGCGCACAATCGGAACCTCCTTGAGTCCCAATTTTTTGGCGGCCAAATACCTGCCATGCCCAACGATTATCTCGTCATTTTGATCAATCACTATCGGCTGATTAAAACCAAATTCACTTATAGAATCAGCTATCTTTTTAATCTGATTCTCCGGGTGCTTCTTGGCATTTTTCTCATACATTTTTATTTTCCCGATGGGGTAGTTTTTCATAGTTTTTCGTTTATTGAAATTATTATTTTATCGCTTGGCATTTTCCTTTTGGCACTGAGAGTAAGTGATTCAATGACATCCCCATTGTCGTCATAGAATAACCCATGCTTTACCAGTGCATCCAAAATTGGCTTAACAAAAAGATTGTCGGGATCTCGCCTGTGATTATTTTTAAAGTGAGCTTCTATGCTCACCTGAATAGGCTTTTTGATCTGCACCGCAATTCGCCTGAATGATCCTTTGAATTGTTTTGTTATTGCCTCATACACAAAATCCTGTAGCTCTTGCCTTTTGACTACCCTAACTGCCCAGTGGACGCTTCGATTGAATTCGTTCCAACTGGGACACTTGCAATTTTCAATTGTAATTTTCATATGATTTCATCCCCCTAATTTTTTGTTTATTCTTTGTATTCTCGCATTGCCACGATTGCGCATCTCAAAAATCTTGCCGTATATTTCACGCAAAACAACATCAATCTCCTCAATCTTAAAACCATTCATCAAAACTTTTGCCTGTGATACTTTGCCTTTTTTATAAATAGCCAAAACAAAGACTCCGTTTTTCACTGAATCTTTTTTGCCCTTGTTTTCTTCGATTATCTTCTCGACTGATTTGTACAGCTTGCAGTTTTTTGGAGTTTTCATTTGGGTTGTTTCTTATATTTCCGCTTATCAAAAATTGAAACTGTTTTGAGTTTCGGATAAATACGCATCTCTGCATGCTTATCATAAAAAAACGCTTTGTCTTCAATCTCGCCTTTTTCAATCAACATGCTGATCTGTTCCTGCGCCTTAAAATTTGCTCGCATTTCCATTTCCTGAAGTTTGAAGTGACGCTTCAAAACCGCACCATGCTGACGCTCAAAGTCTTTCAGCTTTTGAAGCTTTCCCGAATAGGTATTGAATATTTTTCTTGCTCTTTCCATAAGTTTGATTATTTCTTAATTCTCATTTTTTCCCTTAGCGCATCAATAGATTTCTGCACGCTCTTTTTTCTTTCAGGATCGACCTCTGCCTGATTAGTATAAATCTGTGTATTCTTTCTCAATTCAAGATCTCTTTTTTTAGCTAGCACTTCTTCATCAATCTTTGAATTTCCTAACCAATTAGCAAATGCCAGCATCGGCTTTTTCCATCCCTTGCGAGGATATCCGAACCACCACTCTCTGCATTTAAGAGCCTGGAGCTCATAATCCCTGCTTGGATATTTCTCGATTAATTTCTTAATGGTCTGCACCTGACTGGTTTTGAGTTTTTCGATTTCCAAAACAGTCAAAGCCTTTGCAAAATTATCCTGATCAATCCCCTCTCCTAAAATTTCAATTTCGTCATCGCTATAAATATATTTCTTTTCATTCTTATCATTCTTGTTTGTTCTTATTTGATTCTTGTTTGATTCCTGATTTGATTCCGATTTGTTTCCAACATCCTGATATTTGTCCCAATTTTTTATAGTTATAATGCTGTATTTATTCGTTTTTTTGATTCCAATCATTCCCTCCTTCTCAAGAAAATTGAGCCAATACCATATCGTTGATTTTGCCAGCCTTAATTTCTCCTCCGCCGTCAGACTTCCCATGATGAACTGACCCCTTTTGACCCTCACTTTTTGCCTCCCAATCAGCGATAAATTTTCGCTGTGATTTGTCTTGGCCAAACACCATATCCAAATCTTCAGGCATTTATCGCTCTGAAAGACCACACTGTCTATTATTTTTCTGTGCGTTTTAAACCATCCGCTATTCATATTGTTAATTGCTTTCACCTGCCTCCCTAACCACTTAAAGAGGCATGTGAAAGGTGGTTATATTTACCAGCCTAGCGAGGCTGATGAGCAGTTGCATCGATTAAGCTCACCAGCCCCGATGCGATGATGGGCAGTTGCATCATAAGCCCACCATCGCTATTTTGTTTTTAAAACGGAACATCCTCGAGATTGATCTCATCATCACCGCCCACTGTCGGAATATCATCATATCCAGCGCCTAATGCTTTCGTGTCTTTCGGAGCCTCAAGCTGTGGCGCATTCCTGAATGACCCCAAGATGCCTCTCGCCTTTTTCAGATAATAGACATAGTCAACATCCTTGCCCTTTGAAAATGTCGCGAAATATGTGTCATTTTCTGGATCCTCATTGATTTGCATTACAGTCTCGCATCCCAGCAAACTGAATTCATTATTGATTGAAGCCCCATATTGGAACCATTCGGACTGAGATTTTCCCATGAGTTCGAGCTTCACAATATCATCAGCCAAGGCAACATAGAGAATGGTGCGGTAGTTGAAATTATTGGTAGTCGTGCCATCAGCCTCCTTAATCGAAAACATCGCCTTCAGACTTTTATAGTTGCCCTTCCAAACAATGTTTTTCTTCTTGTAGACCTGAATGACCTCATTGGGATCGGACGGATTAAACTCTGCGGATATCCATCCTTCGACATCCTTTTTAAATTTTGAGCTTACTCTTGCCCGACTGAGCAAAACAATGCCTCTCACTTCCTTGCCGAATTGCTCACGGACAAATGCGCCATTTTCATCCTTTGTTTTGCAAACAAACTCTCCTGTTTTGTTTGTGCCTTTTTTGTCATCGCCATTGTCAATCCTTAGCGTTTTGTACGATTTAAATTCTCCGCTTCGAAGTCCCAATGCGATCTCCAATTCTTTATTAAGATCCATAAGTTTGAATTAATGATTGATTAAGATTTCCTACCTCGCCTCTTCGGCATTTTTGGCGCAGTCTCTTTTTTGTCCTCCGCTTTCTTTGGAATATCCAGTTTAAGTTTGATCGGATAATCCTTCTGCAACGGCTTCTGACCAGATGTTTCATTGAGCCAAATAGTCTGAGCCGACAAGAACAGATCAAATTTGTCCTCAAGCTCGGTAAATTTGTACTCCTTGTGATTGCGCTTATAGCCAACCTGCAAAATAGCAATTTTGAATTGCTCACCAGTAAGCTCCTCCATAGCTTTTTTATAAGCTGAAAGTTGAAGCTCATATTCTGGCCATACATACTGCGAAGTTTTGAAATCAACGATCCATTTTTCATCTCCGATTTTGCATATGAAATCTATGGTGCCAGCAAAATTATTCTTCTCGGAAAATATTGTAGTTTCCGCTGTGATAATTTCTGGCTTCACTGATTCAAACCATTGAGCGAATGACATCACGCATCCATACTCCTCCGCTGACAATTCCTCAAGTTTGCCTTCGGAATTATCAAACTGAGCATCCAACCTGACCTCTTCGCCATTGATCAAATTCTCAATAGCCTTATGCACCCTTGATCCCTTATCTCCTGCTGATTGCTTCAAGGATTCAGCCTCATCCCATCCCTTATTTGCAAGCCATTTATAAAATGCAATTCCCTTTGGATAATGACCGCAAATCCAAGTAACTGATGGCACGAATGCCACAACTGGTATTCCTTGCTCATCTTTAACTGCTTTCACATACCACCGCTCATCGACAGTGGTAATTTGGACGATCCCGTCCTTCACTTCCCTGATTTCTTTTTTCATAAGATTATTAGATCTTTCACCGCCGTCCTCGCATCGCTCAACACGAGAAAAGACGGCTGTGAAAGGAGCGATTAATAGCCCTCGTTTTCTTGAAGAATAAGTAGCTCATCGACCTGGCGTTCAATTTCCATATCATGAGCATCCTGCTTCTTCTCGATCCACTCAGTCAACAGGCTGATGCCTGTGGCTTGGCAAATATAGACAATATTGCCTAATGTGTTTCTGAGCGATTGTCCTGACATAGTGGTTAAAGTTAAATAATTAAGGTTTGGCTACCGCCCCAATCGACCCGTTAGATTGGTGGCCTTAATTATTCTTGAGAGAACAGCCGGAGAGGTACTCAAGCCCTTGGCTTTTTCCCTCCCACAATTAGCCAATAAATTGACTGTGGTTGCTGTCCGAAATGAAGCGTGTGCCACAGGCGAACCCACAACACCGACATCTTTGACCTCAAAAATAAAAACACCCATAATGGGTGCTTTTTGCAACTAATATTGAATTGGAAAAAGCACCCACGCATGGTAGGTGCTTTTTCCCTTATTTAAGCCTTTTTTGAAGCTCGGCGGAGGCGCACTTCTAGCGCTTCGACCACTGCGGGGAGCGACGAGCCTTCTTGAGTCCCGGCTTCTTGCGCTCGACGGAGCGCGCGTCGCGGGTAAGGAATCCCTCCGCGCGGAGCGATGTACGGAA